CAAGGAGTATTGCTGACCAGTAACGCCGTAACCAGTAGCCATAGATGTAGGAACTGTCTGAACATTACCTGCTGCAATGCGAGCAACTTGGCTCTCGATCATGTCAAGATAAGACTTCCATGCTGTGAAAGGGTTCTTGGCATCTGGCAGGCTTGCTAGGTAAGCAGCTAGTTGTTGTGATAGTCCTTGAGACTTGGCAAGTTCTCCAGCAAGTTTAGATGCCTCTGAAGTATTGCCGGTCAAGATAGCCAGTTGCAGTTCTAGGCGTTTGCGTTCCTCAGCTGAGATATCGCCCTTAAGTGCAGCGATGATCTGAGTCTGTTGGATATCAAATAGAGTTCCAGCCTTTTGCAACGCTGTCTGCTCTTTGATCGCCTTAGTCTGCTCTTTGGTTGTCTTAAGCAAAGCATCGCGGTTCTTTTTTGCTGCCTTGTCGGCTGCTGCTTTAGTTAATTCTGCTCTGATCGCTGGAGTGATACCAGACATATCTCGACCGCGGTTCATTTCGGTCTCGCCTATGGCTCTAAAGGCTTGCAAGTCTCCACGCGCTAAGGCTGCTAACTGACCAACTCCAACGCCAAAGCGGCGCACGAAGGTAGCAAGTGCAGTAGAAGTCTTTTCGATAAGGTTTAGAGTGTTGGTAAGTCCACCTTCTCCACCGCCGCCAAGGGCTGCGAGTGCATCGAGTAAGCCACCACCAATAATTTCTTTAGCGTTATTGCCTGCTACTGATAAGCGCTGTAGCGCACCTGCATAAGTATCTACTGCGACTGTTGCTTGACCGCCGAATAGATCGTTAATTCGTGTTTGGACTTCCTCAAAAGACATAGCCTTGAGTTCTGCCTGAGTTAGTCCGATGCCGTACTTGGCAAGGGATCTAGTCTGTCCTACATAAGCCTTGGAAAGATCGCCTGCGACCGAAACCACATCAGCACCGCTCGCCGCCGAAAGATCTAGGGCTGTGCGTAGTAATTGCTGGCTCTTAGCGACATCTCCAGTAGTAGTTAATAAACGCTGAAAGGCTGGGCGAAGTTGGTCATCGAGTACGCCGAATTGTTTTTCAAGGTCTGCAATAAAGTTCTTAACTGAAGGATCTGCAAAGGCTAGACCTAAGTTATCTAAAGACTGGGTTAATACTCTGGCCGCTTTATCATCTTGGGCAAAGGCTTTAGCAGCGCTGAAACCTGCGCGACCTAAACGCTGAACAGTAAATAAACCCACATACGACTTAGCGAGTGTCTTGACCTGAGAGTTAAGGCTGAGAGTTGATTTGGCGGCATCTTGAAAGGCTTTCTTTCCAGAAAATACCGAAGCAATATCTATCTTTAGATCAGCCATTACTTCACCTTAGTCTTTGCTTTAAACTCAATGGCAGAACTGCCTATTGCTTTTACTATCGCTGCTGTGACTTTGCCTTGATCCTCTGCGAATGCTCTAAATATGGCGCGGCCTGTCATCTTGCGAGTTGATCGACCTGCTTGGCCTTGCTGGCGTGGGCGAGCGTTAACCAGTTCACCTGTTGAGTTTGCACGCGCTAGGAACTGCTTTCCCGCGTTAGGGTTGAGAGACTTGTTATAGCCTCGACCGTCCTCGCGGTAAGAAGCAGGAGTGAACTTAGTACGCTGAAAGGTTGGCTGACCGTCGGGGTTCTTTCGCCCGGCTGTTTCGTAAATTGCACCGCCGGCAGATGCGTTGATGATCCGCGCTAGAGATACAAAGCCGCGCTTGTTAGGTCTAGAAGGACTGGTTGAGTATTTAACTCCACGCTTGGCTTCTGCTTGATCGTACTTAGGGAACATTCGATACTTGGCAGTATCCGATGACGATGCAGCCGAAGTCCACCCAGATAGCATCGAAGTATTAGACGGCATATAACCGCGAGCCTTATTAGTAATCGGCTTGAGCGCAGCTGCCATTTGTTTAGTAGTTGCCTTGGCTAGATCAGGTTCAAACTCTCGAAGGGCTTTGCGAAGTTTATCTGCGCCTTTTAGTTCTACTGGCATCGCTTGTCTCCTTCGCTCTGTCCTTCAGGGCTTGTAATAAAGTCCTGAACATCGTGTGATCTAGTTCAATTAAAGTCTGTGGCGAGAGTCCAGTCTCTAGCGATAGTCTCGCTACGAGATAGGTGAAGGACTCCCGCGTTACTCCAAAGGGTCATCATCGAGAACCTCGACTCGCGCCAATGTTTCGAGGAATGACTCTCCGAAGGGTTTTACGGTTTCACCCGACCTACGAATAGACTCCCAGCAAAGCCAATAAACATCGCTCTGCTTTTCGTCATCTCTAAAGGCTTTATGAAAGCCCTTCTTTGCATATTGCTCGAAGGCGTACTCGATCGCCGGAGTGATCTGGTACTCGTTAACGCTTCCGTCTGCCCTTGTTACCTTTAGTTTTGCCATTGTTTGCCCCTTAGTTTAGTTAATTATGGTGCGGTTGTAACTGCGATAGTGCCGTTGACATTCCAAGTTACTGACTGAGTTGAAAGATCGCCAACTGCACCGTTGATAGGTGTTGTGTTATTGACCAAGCAAGACATTGTGTAAAGCGGATTAGTCGCTGATACTGTCGCTGAAGTCTGCTTAACTGTAACAGTTGTGCTTGTTCCCCATACGCTATTCAAAGTCTGTAGTGTCTTTGATGTTGCTTCATCGTTAAAGAAGTCGATAGTGATGCTTGAAGTTTCCAAGCCTTTCACAGCGCGAACTCCAGAATCGCCCATAGCTGTAATAGGCAATTCCTCAAATGATCTGTTAATTGTAACGCTGCTCACCAACGAACTTAGGTCTACCGCATTTACAGTAAGAACCACTCCGTTGCTTAGATATACTGCCATCGGTTATTCCTCATCTTTCTTAGTTGCTGGTTTAGGTGCTGCTGGAGCGATCTGACCGATCTTGATCAGGAACGCTTCGTTTTCTTTTTCCCATTGTTCAAGGGTCATTTTAACTCCAACTCGTTAGGACTGAGACCTGCATTGAGCAGGACAATAGATCGCCTGTAGCGGCAGACATAACGCTTGGCGCGCTAACATCTCCCACATTATAGACGATAGAGGAAGCTGCTAGTTTATTAAAGACTGCAACTAGTAGATCCTCAATACCATTCAAATTGCCCTCGTTGTCGAGAAGCGGCACAAAGATGTTCAAAGTAAAGTTAGCAAGTGGCGCAACAGTATTGCGGCCATTATTAGTCGGAGTTAGATACGGATCAGCTGGGCTGATCACTACGCTGTTGACGATCGGCGTAGCAGGTGGGAACGAGAAAACTGAGTACTTAGTGTTGTCAACTAGCGCGGCTGCAATAGTTGCACGAAGGGTTGAGATCGCCGCCATGGTTAGCCAACCATCGAGCCGGGCGCTAAGTAAGGTGCTAGTAATCCACGAACGCGAGCAAGTAAAGTATTAGACATTGTAAAAGGGCTAGGGGTGAAGCCGTCAACTGACATTCCCTGACCGCTTGGCGCTTGGCGCGCTTGCCAGATAGCGATCGCTAACATTAAAGATGCTTCTTGAACTGCTGGAACTGTTGAGTAATCAACATAAGTGTCTGCGGCTGCTGAGCCATAAGGGTTAATTGGGTGGTAAGGCGTAGCCACATTGTTATTGCCTGTAATCGCATAAGTAACTGAATACTCGCCCACGCCAGTTAGTGTCTTGTTACCGTTGTGCTTTGAACCGCAGCCTGTAAAGACTAAAGACTGTCCAACATAGAACACTTCTTGAACATTATCTTGAAAGTAAGAAGTGCCGGTATTGGTTGTATTACTATGCCCGATAACTGGAGTCGAGTTAGTCCATAGAAAAGGGATCAACACATTGTCGGCGGCATCGCAGACTGACTGCAACACAGAGTCTTGATACAGACTACCCACTCCAAGCGCGCTTCTTAATTCCGCTACGGTCGTGTAAGACATTTGATCTCCTTTCTAAAGACTGGCGGGGTAAAAGGGCATTACCCCGCCAGCGACTTAGTTTGCTGCGATTAAGCAGTCATGTTGAAGCGGCGAACGCCCTTGCCAGACTTGCCCACATAAATTGCGAGGTAGCCGTAGAGTGCGATTTCGAGTTCGCCTGTGGTTAAAATATTTAGGCGAAGTTGTGTCTGTGGGCTTTCCCAGCAATATACAGAACCTGGTGCAACGAGGAATGCTGACTCGTCAACTAGGCCTGATGTTGTGATGTTGTGATCTACGATGAGATCAGTTCCGAGAATGTTTCCACGAACGCTTGAAGCAACTGCTGTTCCTGATGCGTTCTGTGTTGCGCCCTGTGCCGAGTAGAGTGCGCGACCAGTTGTGTCTGCATAACCTGCAATGGCTGCCCATTGGTCAGTTGATGCGATCAACTTGTTAGCGAAGTCTCCGCCAGTTCCCTTGTAGGCCTTTGCGCCTTCAACAGAGATGAATGACTGCAGACCAGCTGCTGTTGTTGCAACTGATGTTGCTTGAGTTCCGTCTGCTGTGAATGCAGCGATAAGTGCCTTATCTGTTGCTGCTTCGTAGGCTTTACGGAGTTCTGCCATAAGAAGTTCCATAAATGCTGGAGATGAACGGTCAATGAGTTCCCAAGATACGCGGTTAAGACCGGCAAACTTGTTAATCGAAACTGTGTCATAGGCTGAAGTCATGCCTGTATCAGTAACAGATGCACCTTCGTTAACATCTGCAACTGCTGGTGCTGTGTCTGCTGATGTTGCCTGAGTGTAAAGGCGAGGAACTGTGAAGGACATTCCTGACTCTACAAGTGGCGCACGAGTTACTGCATCAAATGACGGACGGCCTGAGAAGGTGTCTGTGATGAATGAGTTAAGGTGAAGTGGAAGTGTCAAACCTGTGTTAGTTGATGTTGAGTCATCTGCTGCACGAACTGTGCGGCGTGCTTCGTCATCGCCTAGAGCAGACTTGATAGATGCTTCTAGATATTGTGCTGATGAAATTGGTGCAATGCGCTCTTTTGCATAAGCCATTGCTGGAACAGTTGCGCGTGCGGCTTCAACAGCCGTTGCCTCAACTTCTGGTGCTGCTACGGTGTCTGGAGTATTTTCCACGACCGCCTCGCTTTCTGGTTGTGTGTTTGGTTCAACAGGGGTTTCTATTTCCTCTGCTGCGATCTCTAGAACCTGAGCAGACTTAAAAGCCGGTTCAGTTACTAGAGAAACTTCTTTTAACTTCGCTGCTGTGACAACTGTGTGTCCAGCGCGAGACGGTGCTGATGCGATGATCTCTGCACCTACTGAAAGACCGCTAACGAGTCCTTCTTGCGCCATAACGAGTGCATCGTTGCCACCTGTTGAGCGACTTAGTTTGAAAGTTGCGTAGATGCCGTCTGGTCGGACTGTTGCAGTAACCATGCGGCCGATAGGCTTCTTAACATCGTGCTGTGATAGCAACTTGATCTTAGAAGGGTCATCTATCTCGATGCTTCCTGCTTCAAAGACTACGCCGCCAAGATTAGTGTTACCGATTTCGCCTGTACCCATTGGCACGATCTTGCCTGAGATTTCGCGGCGTTCCTCGCTGCATTCAATAGATGCTGCTTCGATGTATAAGGTTTCCATTAGATGCCTTCGCTTCCGTTAGGAGTTAAGTCCGTCATTTCCATAGCCTGTTCAGTTGTAATAAGTCCTAGAGTTAACAGCTTCTCAATAACCTGAAGTTCAACCAAAGGATCATCTTTCAAGAATGTATCGAATACGCTGAAACGCACTTCATGTCCTGCTGTGGAGATATCGTCCATTGAGAGGCGTGTCTGGATCGCTTGGATAAAAGGTTCGATGCTTAGTGCATAAAATTGCTTGCGTTCCTCGGTGACATTTGCATAAGTCATTGTCGTGTTCTGATCAGCGCTTAAGTAGTAAGCCGGGACATTCATAGCGCGAGCAATTTCAGTTGATAGGTTCTGGATAGCCTCGTTGTACATCATGTCTTTAGGTGAGAACTGTGTTGACTGGAACTCAAGAGTAGATGTCAAATAAGCAGTCGAATTATTTTGGCGGCTGCGCTTCCAAGCAGCTAAGAGTCCTGAGACTTCTTGCTGCGGTAGGTCTGCGCCTGTGTTCTTTAAAATGCCTGAACTCATTGGAGTTGCAGCAGAGATAGATGCGGCTCGGTTGATGTCGATCGCGGCTTGAATAGTTCTACCAGCGCGCTCTAACACGCCTTCATCTAATCCTTGGATAGTTACAATATCGTTCATGTCGATCGGCTGAATATCAACATAATACTGAGTAATCATGATGCCTTCAAGATCAGTTGTATAAGTAACGCGAGAGTTAGCGATCCACTCGAATGCTGCTGGGCGGCCGTCCTCAGAATACCTATCTGTAACCCTAAGATAACTGACCCCATAAAATAGGAGCGAGTCAACGATCCAGTTAATCGTTACGAATGAAGGCTGGTTCTTTGATAGTTGGTTGATCCAACGAGGC